AAAAAGCCGAGAGACTGCACGGAGCAGCCCACCCCAAAGCAACTGGGGGGATCCTACGTAACCTGATGTGCGTTACTGTAGAGAGGAAGAGAAAAGCTAAGCTCTTCACGGGATCCAGGGTCCAACTTGATGAACAGTCCTTCCCCCTTACAAGGGTTGGAACCATCTACAAATTGTATAGAAATGCCTAAACAAAACTCTCGTCCTAAGTCAAGCGCCGCGCTGGTTAAAGCGCCGTTGGCTCAGAACAAGTCCTCGAAGTCCCAGAACAAGTCCCCAGAGACGCATCGCGAGATGGAACGCATTCGAACCGTAACTGGTTCTACTGTCTTTTCCTCCGTTGCGAACATCGCTGTGAACCCGGGTTTACCTGAGTTCGCTCCGTGGCTGTCTGGTCTGGCTGCAAAATTCGATCGATATATCCTTGATAGATTAATCGTTCGGTACAAGAATCTGAAAGGAGCTAACAGTGACGGTAACGTCATCATCAGCTTCGATCCGGATACCTTGGATGCAGGCCCTACCTCAGCCGTCGAGCAAACTCAAGCCGCCGTCTATGTGGACGGAGCCCCCTGGAGGATCTTCCAGATGCAGGTGCCTTGCGATCAGCAAAAGCGCTACATCCGGACCGGTCCCCTGGCCGGTGTTGATTTGAAGACCTACGACATGGGTCGTCTTTGGATCTCCACTGAAGGCTGTGCAAATACCTCAGATCATGGTTACATCGAGATTGAGTACTCAATCCGACTGTTCGAAAAGCAGTCGGGAGTCTCCTCCCCGGTTAACCAGACTCTGGCTATGTACAACCTTTCGGCTAATCAAGCCCCTAGCGGCACGGTTGTTCTGGACATTGATGAAGCGGTTGCGTTGCCAAGCGCAGCCCCTCCAACAAATCTGAATGGTACTGTTACTTTACCACTCGGGAACTTCTTGGTCACAGCCCAGCTGAATTGGACAGGAGCATCTATCGGAGGCCTATCAATAAGACAGGATGGAGCGGCTACGCCGATCCCCACCCTTACTTACATGACTGGCACCAGTTCATGCACCCTCAGCGCCTACATTAGGTCGGTCGGAGGAACCACTATCGATGTTTTATACACAGATAATGGAGCCGATCCAGTCTTCCTAGCAGACGCCTGCCGTCTAATCATTCAGACAGTCTGAGTGACGAGTGGATAGCCCATGTTGAGCCCCAGCATGAAACTAGTCGGCGACTAGTATCCAGGCCAGCTATCTAATTAGAACCAAATTAGATTAATTGTAACGGGACATCAAGGAACAGATGTCCTAGTGTTCGAACATTTCTACGAGAAAGGTGGTGCTTCATTCCGAAGTATTCCGCGTGGAAACACAAGTGACACTGACCAGCCAAAGAGGGGACTCCGAGTTCCGGACAAGGTAGGAAACGACCTACGAAGTCTGGGGGGGGCTACCGCTGAGTTGTTGCGCGATTTATCGTTCGCTGCTCATCGGTAGCTCTTCATTCAGAGTCAATCCAACCCTCTGGGTTAAGCTGAGACATAGTGCACCCTAGCCTCTACGAG